CGTTATTGTTTGCAAGCCAGTCGGTCTTGGCATTGGAGACTGCTGAATCAATGTCTTGCAGTTTGGCCATTCCGCGAAGAAAAGAGGCAACCAGTTTTGAATCTGAGGTTTCTTTTGGAAAGCCTCGCAAAGCCAGTTCAATGTCTTTGTCTGTGGCTGGGCCTGGTGGCAGTGACTTGATGGCCGCCTGGTTGCGCAGGCGCGTGTATTCCTGACGCAGTGAGGTTTCGTAACCTTCAACGCCAAGAGTTGACTTGGCAAATTCACCGAGTCTTGCGGCTGCGCCATAACCACCAAGGCCTTCAATGCGTTTGGCCAGATCGTTCATCTGGTTTGCGGATTGTTTAGAGGTAGTTGCCAGTGTTGCTGACTCGTTGATTAGCTTGCGGGTGTCTGCTGGCAACTCGTTCAAATTCTTTTGGATGCTAGACAATTTTTCAGCCACAGTTGCTGTTGTTGTTTGCTGATCCAGATTCAAACGTGCAGAGCGATCACTAATTTGGCTTTTCAGATTCTTGACGTCCCAACCTGTTTTTTCCAGACCGGCCAGCTCAACCTTTTCGGCATACTGCGCTTTGACCTTGGCAGCATTTGCATCTGCCGTTGCTTTGGCTGCATCTGCTGCTGCTTTTTCTGCTGCGTTGGTAGCTGTGGCCTGCGCTGTGGTGGCATCTGCTACGGCTTTGTCTGCTGCTGCCACGGCTTCACGCAACTTGCTTGGAGCTTGTGCTTCTGCCCTGCGTTCGCCGCCGAACTTGACTGCGCTCTCGATTACCTTGTCACCGCCTGGCATCTGCGAGATGGTGAAGCCAAAATAATCCTCAGTGGCCTTTGGGTTTTCCTTGGCCACGTCGCGCCAGGTCTCCAAGAACATGGCCCCTTCGTTGTCGCCGCTGTTGCGCTTGGCTTCGATCTGGCGATCAAGAAGGCCGATGGCGATCTCTGGCTTGCCTGCTTTGAAGGCAGAGAAAACCTGGCCAGATTGCTGCAAGGCGTTTTGCTGACGCTCGCCAGACAACATGCTGAAACTTTCGCGCACAGCCTTGGCCTGGGTTTCTGGCAAGACCATGGCAAGGTTGGCGTAATCGGCTGCTGTTGCACCTGGCTGGCGCAGCTTTGCAAAGCCTTCTTGGATCAGCTTCTGATTGGCCATCTGCTGCTGTTGCTGCTCTTGCTTGAGCCTGGTGTCTTGGATGGCCGCGCCAGTTTGAAAAGCGCTCAAAAATGATTGCGTTGGGTCTTGGATCTCGACACCGTAGTTGATGGGTTGCATCAGAATTTACCTCCAAGGCCACTGAATAATCCGAGGCCGCCTGAAATTGCCGATGGAATTGCACCGAATGCTTTGCCCTGGGCGATCTCAGCGCCAGCTGCTGCTGCACCTTGTTGCCCGAGCAGGTTGGTCACGTTTGTGCCCATGGTCTGGGCTGCTGCTCCAGTGCCTGCTGCTGCGTTTTGGCCAAGGGTGGTGAGACCACCAAGGCGTCCATATTGCTGTTCGATTAGGCTGGAAAGCAGAGCTGGTCTGAACTGTGCCAGTGCGCCCTGGATGTTGCCACCACGCAAGCCGCCAGTGGCCGATGCGCCTTGCAAAAGAGCGTTCTCGCCCTGCTGTTGCAAGGCCTGGAAAGTCTGACCATCTTGGATGCGCTCGATGGCCGCACGTTCTGCCTCTGGGCCTTTTAAACCCAAGAAGGCTTGCTGCGCTGAGAGTGCGCCTGTACCTGCTTCTGCGTATGGTTTAAGAAGCTCTTGAACTTTGTCAAACTGGCGACGCTGTTCTTCAATACCAGCCTGAGATGCTTGGCCTTGAATTGCTGCTGCGTCGCTTGCTGCTTCTCCTTGCATGTAACCAGAAACGAGGGTCGCACCACCGACGGCAATGCCTGCCAGTGCTGCGCCAGATAATCCGAATGTCATTTTGATTCCTCCAGGTGCGCTGTTTTGCCGACCCCGAGGGCTGGTGCTGGCGCTGGAATGGTGAACATATCCCACAAAGCGTGCGGGTCTTGTTCGTTGGTGGGGTTTGCGTGAAAGGTGGTCACTTCAACATCGGTCAGAGCAATGCCAGCACGCTTGGTATTGATCTTGGAGACGCTCATGTCGCCAGGGCCAAGGGTGCGTGGGCCGTTGTCTGTGCTGACGATAAGCTGGCCTTTGCGCACCAAGAAGAAAGATTCCTCTTTATGAACTGCGCCAGTAAGGACTGTGCCAGCAGGAATGTGCATGGTGCGAGCGTAGAGGCCATTGCAGAAGGCGTGATCAACCGGCATCTCAACCTGTGGGAGCTTGAGCAGCTCGGATTCTAGGCGATAGATTGGCAGGTGCGCTGCTGGCACTTGCTTTTCTATTTCCTGAGTCGTGATGTTGCTCATTGGGCACTCCTGTGAAGGGTGAGCCACTGGCAGCTCGGTCAGCTCAGTGCGACGATTGTCCCACATTTGCATGGCCTGTCAATCTTGCTCAAATTCACGTTCTTCCCATGCTTGGCAGGAGCGCAGGTCGTGGCAGATGAAGTCGAATTTGTTGCAGTAGCCACGGAAACCGGCATCGGTGTCCCAATCGTTGCGCGGGATGCGCTCCATCTTGGCCTGGGTCATGGTGCTGTTGTCGTAATATTCACAGTTACTGCACCGACGACGACGGGCTTCTTTCTCGTCAACCTGCATGGCTTTGCCCAGCGCGACCCAATACACCTTGTTGGCTGTGGGCTCGTTGGATGGCTTTTCTGGGCCGAGCATCCAGTCGTCGATCACCACTTGGGTGTTCTTTTTGTTTTCGGCTGCGGTGATGAATTCCTCTTCGACCGGCAGGCCCATGAAGCCCTTTGGCATCATCATGAATTTGTCCATGCTGTTTCTCCTTTAAGTGATTTCGCGGCCAGAGGCGCGGATTGTCAACGAGGCGGCTGCGCTGGCTATTGTTGAAATGAAACCGCTAGATTCCAAAGCCTGACCAACCAACTCTGGGCAGGTGTAAGTTTCATCGGGTGCAATGCTGCGAGTGTCAAGAATTAGGTTATTTGCGCCTGCACTGCCGCCACTTGTCACCAAGTTGGCGCTGAATGTGACGTTGCCTGCGCTGGTGTTGGTCACGGTGAATTTGTCGATGATCGCCTTGCAGTTGGTGGCTGTGTACTGCGTGGTCTGGCTGCTTTCGGCCTGCTTTGCTGGGATCAGGACTTTGATTGATACGGTCATTGTGGCTCCTATTGTTCTGTTTGGGTGACGGTAAGAATAACCGCTGGTGCTGCTGGCGCAAAGGCGGTGGCCGCAACAGTGGCGATGCTGACGTTGGTATTGTCGGAAGCGTACATAACTTCAATGAAATCACCGGCCAGCAAGGATGCAACTTCATTCAATGTCACAACCAAGTAGCCGTTGTTCAGCGTGGTAGATGCAACTCTGGCAGAGTTTGGAAAATCTGTCGTCCCGTTCTTGCGCAACCAAACCCAAATGGCTTTTTGTGAGCTGTTGGTGGATGTGATTTGTACCGAAGCGGCGATGTTGTACAGGCCAGCTTGGGCTACGTAAATTTCAGAGGTTGTCGTGCCAATGGATACGCCGTTGGCGATCTCTGTGTTGGTGAACAGTAATGGGTAGGCTGTATTGGCCGCAACAGGGCTTTGGCTGTTGGTCTTGGTGAACTCGCCGTAATAGATTTGCTGCTCGATGGTGGGCCGGACAAATATCACGCCATCAGTTGCGCTGACTTGTAGCACGGCTGCGATGGGCACCACGTTATTCGGCGCGGTTGGCTTGACATTGGTAAGAGCACCCGCCACTGTTGGACTAGCGTACAAGATGTCACCAAGGGTAAACCCGCTGGTGTCTACGTCACGCACAAAGCCCCAGACGGTGCAGTAGCCTTTTTGCCCTGTGTCTGGCAGGTCGTGCGTCATTACCCCCACGACGTACAGCGTGTTTGTTGCGCCATTGGCTAGGTAGGGTGCCACTGACAGTGCGCTGTCCGGTATAGCCCCGGTAAACCCTACCACGGTGCCGTTTGGGATGGTGACTCCGGTGAAGTTAGCCACGCGAGCGTAAGTTTCTAGTCCAACCTGCTGCACCACGTCGTATTCCATCCCGAGGTCAACGGTCTGGTCGGTTTCATTCCAAGCCATGCGTCTAATGCGTGAAACGTGCGGGGCTGATCCGTTGAAGTCAAGGTAGTCGGTCACCACTGAGTTGTTGTTCTCGATGACTGGTGCGTCAGCAAGCAATTCCAAAGCCTGGGCAAGCCTGCTGATCTGGGCTAGTGCCTCGTTTGCGGCTGCGGCTGCACTATCTGCCTGATATTCAAAGTCTGTTCCTGTGATGACTTGGAGTTCATCGACGACAGAAAACAATAGCTCGAATTGCCTGATTTGTTGCTGATCGGTCAAGAACTGCGCAAGCTGATCTCGCGTCAGATTGAGTTTGCGTGAATAAGGTGCGGTTGCCATCAGAACGCCAGTGGCTCGATTTGAGCTTCAAGTCGAATAAATGAGATGTGGGCGTCACTGTCACCCGTGAAGCGCTGGATGCGCCAGTTGCGCATGTGGCCCTGCTGAAACCACGCGAGGCGCTTGGCGGTGTTGCCTGTAGTGCCTACGCTGATGCTGCGATCTTGACTCCATGCAACGCCGTTGACGCTGTAACTGGTGCTGATTTGTGGGTTCTTGCCAAGCGCCACGCTGCCGGTCAAGCTGACCAGTTCCAGGCGGTTGAATATTGCGCCGTTGCCTTCGTTATAGGCAATGAGTGTGCCGAACTCCCAGCGCACCTGCTGGCCCCAATGGTGGCCGGTGTCCTGCACAAAGTAGCCGATCGCACTTGATTCTGGGTCGCCTACCAGCCATTTGTCGTAGGCCCAAACCATGTTGCGTGCGCGAAATTGGCTGAAGCCAACCACTGTGCTGGTGAGGGTAAACCAGACTTGATCGCCAAGCGCCTCAGATGCAGAAGCGTCGTAAACCACGGTGCGATCTGGCAGATGCACATAAAGATGTTGATGGTTTTTTTCGTTGCGTGCTTCGAGCTTGACCAATGCAAGCTGTGCTTCGCTGTAATTCAGGAGCAGATTGTCTATTTCCTGCGTGCTGATCTTTTGGGCGGTTGCGGCTGCGCCAATATAAATGCCTGGTGCTTCGTTGCGGCCACTTCCTAAAAATGCGATGCTCTCTAAATAGACGCAACAAGCAAAGGTGCCGATTACGCCCTTTTGAATCTGAGCGCCATCGATGCGCTGAAATGGGAATAAATCTCCACCTACGTTGTCGAACACCTCGATGGTGTTACGGTTCATGGCGTAGATTTCGTTGCGGAGCTTGAGCAGTGCCACCACTGGATCTGGGTCAATCTCTGATGCGCCATACTTCAAGGGGTTGACCTGCAAGGGGTCTGTCAGCTCAGTGACGATGAGGAATTCACCGTCGGTGGTCATGAAGTAGCCATCAACCCAGCAGAAGTCCAACACCACGCCGAGGTCTGGGTCGGTGTTTTGTGTGAGTGTGGATGAGAGTGGATTCCAGAAGTACAGACGACCACCGGATGCGATGCCTAGCAGTTCAAAGCTGTAGTCGAATGTCACCAAGGTGTTGACTGGCCCACCAACGTCACCCAGAACTGTTACAGCGCCGTTGCTGGCCACAGTTACCAGCTTTGTGCCCATTACCCGGTAGCAGATGCTATTCCAGTTGATGCCGCCACGGTCTGTGCCTGGGCCTGTGCCGTTGCCCACGATGCCATCGCCAGGGCGCAAGAATCCATTACTGATGCCGGACTGCTTGGGCACGGGAATCATGTTCACCGGGTAAGCGGTGCGCAGCTCTGGAGTAGTGTCAGCGTAGATGCCATTGAGGATTGGGATTTGCATGGCTTACCACTTGACCTTGTTGGCCCAATACGCTGCGCTCAGTTTGCCCTTGGCAATGTTTTCAGCGTGCCGAGCTTTGAATGATTCGCGCCGCGCTTGGCTGGCCTTGGATTCGCCCTCTTTTTTAGGAGAGCCGGACACGCCTTGCTGACCAAAGCGGATGGTCTTGATCTGGTCGCCCGACTTGGCCACGACAACGTGGCTTTTGGTTGGGTGCGATGGCGTGCGCTTGGGCTTGTTGTAACCCTCAACACCGGCACGTGCAAGGCGTGTGTCTTTGGTGGCCATGGCTTAGGCGACGCGATACCAGCTGTTGGTGGCCTGGTAGAAGCGCATGGTGAAGAAGGCATTGGCGGCCAGGGTGGTGGGTGCGCCGAAGGCTGCTGCTGCGCCGTTCAGGGCCAGATTTTGGTT